GAGCAGGATTTGCTAACTTTTCAGATACAGCGAAACAAGCTATGCTTGATTTCAATGATTCTATAGTTAACAATATGATGTTTGGATTACAAGATGTCGTTAAGGCTTTAGACTATATTAACAATACAGACTACAAAGACTTAGACCTTGAAACTCTTCTTGCTGACTATGTTGACGTTTGGAATGGCGACCTTGCTAACCAAAACTCTTCTAAGAGTGTGCCAACGAAACCTAAACAAGACCCACCTAAACAGGAGAAAAAGCCAACACCAAAACCTACTCCTAAAGACCCTAACGAGGGCAAAGCAGGTTTCAAAAAATCTCCAACAACTGGAAAGTGGATTAATGATGATGATTCATTTGAATCAAATGACTTGTTAGACCCTAACAGAAATAAGGCAGGTTATGTTCAAGCGGAAGATGGTTCATGGGTGAAAACAAGCTTCTATAAAAATAAATCAGTAGGGCAAATATTCAACACAGATAAATTAGTAGAGAAGGTTAAAAACTTCTTACCTGCTGTACAACAAAATAATCTTGGTGCTTCTCTTGCAGGAGCAGTAGCAAGTGTAAACAATACAAACAATACTACATATGAGCTTCACGTAAACATCGATAACCTAAATGGTAACAAAGATGGAGCAAACACAGTAGTTAAAGAAATCATGAAAGGATTGAAGAAGATGGGCAAATAAGCCTATCTTCCTCTTCCTTTTCTTTTTTAAGGAGTGAGAAAAAATGAGCACAATTAAAGATAAATTGTATTTTAACTTCAACGGTATACCATCGGATGTATACGATTTAGTTAGCGTTACTTTAGATACAGATATGTACGAAGAGTCTCTAGTTGCATCAAGAGACATTAACGAAACAGAAACAACAACTGGCAAACCTATGTTAAATAGGGTTGAAGAATCTCCTTTAGAGTTTGAGATGATTATTGCATTTGAAAAAGGATTTGACGATAGCACTCTAGATGGGATTGTTAGATGGTTATTCGTTGATAACTATAAGCCATTATTTTTTGAGGGCAAAGAGAATAAGATATATTACTGTATGCCTGTAGGGGATTCAAGCATTGTCCACACAGGATTAGGTCAAGGTTATTTTACTATCACTATGAGATGTGATTCTTCAAGAATATATTCACCATACATCGTCACAAACCTAGAAACTGTCTCAACAAATAAAACAATAACAGTTACAATAGATAGTCATAATGACGTATATCCAGAAATCTCAATAAAGAAAACAGGTGCAGGAACAGTTACAATCCAAAGCTTGGATGACAATAATGCAATATTCGAGGTTAGAGATTTAACAAATGGAGAAGACATCTATATAAATTGTGAAAAAGAGATAATAGAAACAGATGCAGTAGGGATATATCGATATGATAAACTTGTGGGTGAGTTCCCTAGATTCATCTATGGTCTTAATGGAACAAACCGCATGAAAATTACTGGTGCTTGCACAATTCAATTTAGGTATAAGAACAAATACAAGTTCTAACATTGAGTGTAGCAATATTTGACAAACGCAAATAATTATGATATAATATAAAAATAGGGTGATGTATAATGATAGGAGATGTAGTGTTTTTTAAAAAGACCAACTCCTTAGTATCAAAGATTATTGCCAACATAACAAATAGCGAATTTACCCATGTAGGTTTAATTGTTAATTACAACAGAGACACCAACATGGCAACAATAGTTGAATCTAACAGATTCATATTAACAAGAGTTGTAGAAATACAATTAGACAGTAATCATGTGATTTACACTACAGGTCAAAAATCCAAAGAAGTAGAAGATTGTATCGTTAGTTTCGCAATGAAAAGAGTTGGGACTAAATATGATTATCTACAAATCTTAGGATTGCTAATGTCTTTACTTTTCAAGAAAGGTAGAGATGGATATTTCAATAGTAAGAATAAATTCATTTGTTCTGAGTTGATTGATTTAGCTTATTTTAAAGCAGGTGTAAAAAGAAAGAACCTTGAAAATATAGGCAACATTACACCTCAAGAATTACTAGAGATGTATGATTTAAAGGAATGTGGAAAGGGGGTATAGAGATTGTTTATCAATATTGATTATACCAAAAAGAAACAAAAGGCGAAACTTCATTTGGCAAAGCCAAACAAACAGATTATATCACATATCAGTGAAAAGTTTAATGATGAAATGGAATTGAAGCTAGGGAATATTAATGAACTAAACTTCTCTATTCCTCATTACATAGAAGACGAAGAAACGTTAGAGCAGGTTAGAAACAATCATGTAGACTTAATCAAAGAAAGAATGTTGATTAGGGTTACTCTAGGTACATACAAAGAATGGTACATAGTTGATGAGATTGAAGAAGATGGCGAAGACCAAGACACGTTTAATGTAAAAGCATTCTCTTTAGGATATGAACTTACAGGGAAAAGAGTAATCGGATTAGAAGAAGAGTCTATCAACTGTAGCACTCTACTTACTGGATTGCTTGAACCGACAGTATGGACTATCGGTGAGGTAGACCCAATATTCGATGCAATGTTTCGTTCATTCGACTCTGGTAGTGATTCAAACGTATTAGACTGTATCTTGCAAGCAGGAGAAACCTATGGTGCTCTGATTGTTTGGGACACAGAAAACAGAAAGGTATCCTTTAAGGATATGAGTACAAACGGAAGATTCAGAGGTATGACTGTTAACTATGGTCGATTCCTACGTTCAATCAAGCGTACTAGAACAACAGATGAAATGGTTACTAGAATGTATGTATCTGGAAATGAAGGTTTAAGCATTGCAAGCGTAAACCCAACAGGGATGAACTACCTTGAAGATTTCAGCTACTTTATGTATCCATTCGAACGTGATGCGAATAAGAATGTGATAAAAAGTTCATTCTTTATGTCTGACGCTCTATGTCATGCAATCTTAAATCAGCAATCATTACAGGCAGATAATGCTTTCGAGTTAAATAACTTGATGGATGATTTGATAGCAAAGCAGACAGAATTACTTACAGAGCAAACAGAATTAGCAACACTAGAAGGTGAACAGAAAACAGCAGAGGGATTACTAGATACAGCTAAAGGTTCTTTAGCAAAACTAGAAGACCAAACATCACCAACATATGCAAGTGCAGTAGCTCTAGTTGCTCAAAGACAAACAGAGCTTGATAATAAAATAGCACAAGTCGTATCACAAAAGAATGTTATCGATATCATAGAAGACACTATAGAATCGTATCAGAATCAGATTAATACTATATATGATGAAATCTACACTGGTAGTGGTTTCACACCACAACTATTAGATGAGTTGAATCTATATGTTATTGAGAAGCTTTGGAGTGACGATAAATATATCGATGCAAAAGAGTTGTACGATGACGCTGTTAAAAAGTTCCAAGAGTTAAGACAACCAAAAGTTGTAATTGAAGTTGACATTGACAACATCATGAACATTATGGAAGAACAGTATTATTGGGATAAGTTGGTTCTAGGGGATTTAATTAAAGTTAAGTATCCTCAAATGAACATCGAATATATGGCTAAGATTATTGAAATCAAATATGATTTAGAAAATAGCGAAGCTAGTATTACAATCGCAAATACAACTGATTTGCTCAATGATACAGAAAAATTAGTAAAGATGCTATATGGAAACTCTAGTGCTTCTTCTGTAATTGCAAGCAACAAGTACAAATGGGATAAGATTAACGCTGTACAACAAAGTGTAATCTCATTGTTGACTGACGAATGGGACGCTAGTAAACAAAAGATTATCGCAGGTGTTAACAACTCTATTGAAGTTGGTAATCGTGGTATTATTATTACTAATCCAGATTTTCCAGATGAAATGGTTATTATGCAAAGCGGTATCATGGCTCTATCTAAAGATGGTGGAGAAACATGGAAGACAGCGATTAAGCCAGATGGTATCGTTGCAGAACGATTAATCGGTAAGATTATCGCAGGTCAAGAATTATTCATCACGAACGATGCAGGAACATTTACAATGGATAACAATGGTATGAGAATTAAAGCCAGTTCATTCGTACTAGAATCTGAAAGTGGAGACGCTAATCTTCTTGATGGATTTATAAACTCTGCAAACTTCATTGAAGAGTTCACAGATGACAATATCGTAACAGCTTATGAGAAAAAGATGATTAAGATAGAGTGGGGTAAAATACTTTCTAAGTATGATTCTAACATGGCAAGACTAAATGCTTTCTACCCTAACGATACA